AAGCAATTTTTGGATGTTAGTACAGACGTATCACATGACTGGTTCTCAGAATATTTCATGAGCGTTCAAGCTGACCGAAAAGGTAAAAAACAAGATTTCACCCCTGAAAGTATCAGCAAGCTCGTGAACATGCTGGTAGGCTCACATGACAGTAGCGAGTACTACGAGGTCGCGGCTGGGACTGGCTCAATGATGATTCAACGATGGCAACAAGACCGTTTGAAGCACAAGCCGTGGGACTACCGGCCAAGCATGTATTTTTACCATTTGGAAGAGCTTGGTGATAGTACGTTACCTTTTCTGATATTCAATTGTGCCATTCGCGGCATTAACGCAACAATTGTCCATGGTGACAGTCTGACACGTGCTGCTAGACAAGTATATTTCATTCAAAACGATGAAGACGACTATTTGCATTTCAGCACAGTGAATGTGATGCCGCATAGCAAAGACGTTGAACAAGAATTTGATATTCGACAATGGCTAGAGCCTGAACAAAATCACATTGAATCAACAGAGATACCCGCAAGATACAACGAAGCCATTCAGAAATTAGCAGCGGGAAAGGAGGATAAACTTGAAGAGAAATGAACAGTTATTTCAGACCTATTTCAAAAAGTGGATTGAGACATACAAGCAAAATTATGTGACGCCAGTGACCTATCGCAAGTGGGAGAACACCGAGCGAATGCTCAAATTGTTGGCACCACAACTAAAGGTGACACAGCTTACCCGCAGAAGCTATCAGCAGATTCTTAGCCAGTATGCAGAGACGCATGAGCATCAAACATGCATGGACTTTCATCACCAGCTAAAATGCGTGATTCAGGACATTCTAGACGAAGGACTGATCAAGCGAGATCCAACCTTGCGTGCAGTTATTGGCGGCACTAGACACAGAGAACACAAGATTAAGTTTTTGCAGCCAGAAGAATTAGAGAAACTTCTCCAAGATCTCAATTTGGGAAAAGAGCTGGATTACGATTACATGATTTTGCTGCTTGCCAAGACGGGATTGCGATTTGCAGAGGCTCTTGGGCTAACACCGGCAGACTTCGATTTAGACTCTTTGACACTAAGGATTAACAAAACTTGGGATTACAAAAGCGCAACAGGTAAGTTTGCCCCTACAAAAAATAAATCATCTGTGCGAACGATTGCGCTTGATTACAAAACTGCAGCAAAGTTTGCAATGCTGATTCAGAGTTTGCCGAAAGATAAGCCGATCTTCGTACCAGACGGGAAGCGTATATACAACGAGACCATTAATGACATCTTGAAACGTCATTGTGAGAATTCAGGCGTTCCCGTTATCTCTGCACATGGATTGCGTCATACACATGCATCGTTACTGATTGGCAAGGGTATCAACTTACAAGCTGTCGCAAAACGCTTAGGGCATTCCAGTTCACTGACAACGCAAAAGGTATACATTCACTTGCTCAAAGACACAGAGACATCAGCTGATGCTAAGATTGGTCAATTAATGGCCGCGCTGTGAGGTGCTAACGATGACAACAGGCAGGATAAATAAGCATTGGACAAAAGAAGAGCTTGAACGATTTAACGATGAAGCAATACTGGCAGCGGATACAAATGCTGTTCTTAACTTTGACGAGTTAGCGGAAATGTTTGGCAGAACGGTGTCTGGCGTGAAACATGTTGCAAATAAGCTAAGGCGCGAAGGAAAGATGCCGAAGTATGACAGAAATAATCAGCAAGACAAGTATCGCAGTTTTTACTCGGAAAAAGAGAAAAAAATGATTGCCAGTTTGGTAGCAGATCACTACTCATTTGAAGAAATAGCAAGGATAACAGGAAGAACAAAATTCAGCATTGCGCATTTTTGGAGAAAGCATGGACATCCTTTGGCAAGATCATGGTCATCTGAAGAAGAATCGCTTTTGTTGGACATTATCAAGTTTGACCGATACGGGGTCGTTACGAACTATAAAGAACTTCAAGAAATTCTAAACAGGCAATACAATTCAATACGCGTCGAGGTCTACAAGCTTCGCAAACGCGGAAAGCTTCAAAGAGCAGAAAGAAATGGAATGCCCGAGGAGAAGCGGGAAGAGTTCAAACGATATGTACACAGGTTCTTCGTAAAAAGTGTGTGAGGAGGCCAACCAATGGAGTCAGAAGTAGACGATGTTTACATCAGCCAAGCGACCGGTGATCCGGTTTACGTGGACATCAAAGGAACTTTGTACAAGCTTACGAAAGTAGAGGACGAAAAATGAAAGTAACAGCAGCATTTGCATTGCCGCATGACCACTATGATTGGAATCAAGGACTGTATCAGTTGGCGATGATTACGCGTAACTGCTTAGTTGACAATGATCATGAAAACTTCCGGAAGTACAATATCATGCTTTGCAATTACGCACGGGAAATCCTTAAGATTCCTAACTTGATGATTGTTGAATGGGAACTGTCAAATGACATTGCAGTCTTCGTGCTAGATGGTGTACCAGATGGTCGTTGTCATACGGTATATGATATTGGGCACCATCGTTTACCGGCAGAATACAAGGGAGAGGACGGGAAATACAGCATTCCATTCATCCATTCGCAAAAGGAACTTGATGATAAGCTGGCACACATTCACAGCATGAACATCTTACACAAGTTGGAGGACGAAAAATGAGCGAAGAGAAAATATACCTTATTAAGAATGATCATGGGGAATACTTGACCGTTGAGCGTACGGCAACTTGGTGGAACAGTCCGGTAGGAACCGTTGTAAGAAATATTGATGTTGCGCTTGCATGGGCGGAAAAGTATGGCGGTCACGTTGTCACACTTGTTGAGGAACCTGAAAAGGTAGTCCTAACCAAGGAACAGGCCGAAATCGTTGAAGGTGCACATGATTTTGAGTTTCCGGCCAGCTATATTTCTCGCTGCGATGAAGATGAAGAGCTGCTTATGAATGCTTACGTCAACGACTACACCGTGGCAAAGGAGAAGAAGTATAACGTCAAGGTGCCACATACCAAAGAGGTTTGGTATTACAAGTCCGGCGATACAGATTTGTTAACGATTTGCCCAGCGGATAAAGAACTTCGTGGCAAGTTCACCGAAGCAGAGATCGAGCACTACGGCTTGCAATACTGCGAAAAAGAAGAGGTGACTGACGATGACGAATAAAGCCGACATAGACGCTGCGCAAAAGGCCATCGATGCCGCGAACAATGCGATCAACAAACTTGATCTGTGTGGCCTGTATGATTGCGCGTGGCAAGCACATGATGGCTATCAACGCATCATCGATTACAACAAGGAACAGTTGGAGGTGACTGACGATGAGCAATGAAACGAAGCGGGAAGTGTTCGATGCAATTGCATGTGTGCTAGTGGAGGAAAATAAATGAAATCAAAAAGTAATCGCGTGTTTCAAAATAATGTTCGCAAGAATATCAGCGATAACCACATGCTACAGAAGGATTACGCAAAAAGCATCGGCATTACGACACGTCAACTGGCGCATCTGCTTCAAGACAACAACGTTAGCTTGGCAAAACTTGATGACTTCGCTGAACGCGTTGGGATTGACCCATGGGATCTCATTCGGCCTTCTGAAAGCAAATAAAAAAGCGCGCCTAATGAGGGACGCGCCGGAGGCCAAACGTACGATTGAGAGTGAATGAAATCAAAGATTAGGAGTTGGCCTCCAATGACAGTATAGCAAACGCACATGTTGAACGCACGTTTAAGGCATCAAAAAAGCGCACCACGAAGGCACGCTTATCCCCAAAACTTTTACAAATTTAATTATACCATAAGGGGTGGCGCTTGTGATGGAGCTTTTATCAATTAGCGATGAAAAGGATCGGGAAGCAGTCGAAAATATCCTAAATAAATACCGAGCAGAGCGTGGATTCATAAAGGCGCCAGTCAATCCAAAGATCACTAGTGCATGGGGAGACGGAACTTCTGCCAGCACTGTTCAGCGTCCGCTGTATGCACAGCAGCGTTTGGAAAGACAAGAATCGGCACGTAAGTTCTGTGAATGGTGCGACAGTTGTATTGCATCAATGCCGAAACAATCACATCAGCGTTTATTAAGGGTGCGCTATTGCGATGGGCCAGAAACAGATACGCCAGACGGTGATGCAATGAATATTCTCGATATATCTGCAGCAACCTACACACGCAGAAAGAAAAATGCGTTGTTAGCAGCGGCCTGGTACTTTGGCGTCACACCCAGAAAAAGCAGTGAGCAATAAATGATCGATGAATGAGGACTATTTGAGGACTAATTGATTGATAAATGAGTGGCGAACTAAAAACGGAATCCCTTATGATTGTATTGTGCCAAAGGTGAGAAACCTGAGACACCGCATTTTTCCTCCGAGCCTCAGTGATGATAAAGCTGTGGCAAGGCGTGGCAATGAGGACTGGCTGAGATAGTCAGGCGGGTTCGATTCCCGCATGCCACATTGCGCTATCAAACGTGCACCAGATTGGCCGGCGGAAAACGGCTGCGCAGTGCTCACTTAATCACCTCAATGTAGTATTCCAGTTCATGCTGGGGTACTATTTTTGTGAGGTGATACGAAATGGACAAGAAAGCGGAAATTCGGGCCATGATTGAGCATCCAGAATATCTTTTGCATGCTGAGAAAATGAGCTTGGATAAGAGAATAGAGCAGAAAAAGCTTGATAGTAAGGATGTGAGGTCAGCAGTGGTCGATACTGCCAAGTCGAAAGGAAAGCAGCTGGCGGTAGACGTCTTAAACGGCAAATGGGGAGATCTGATCCTTGATCTTGTGGATACGGGGGATCATTTAAAAGACCGTTTGGATGACATGAAGAAGACTTTGCTTTTGGCAGAATATCTACAAAAGACCGATGATCAAGAGCAGGGCCTTCACAGGTTGAGTTCTCTCCTCACAAATCCGTACGGACTGAGTATCTATTCGAAAATAGTCTCCCTACTGTCAGATGCTCCATCAGATGATGATATGTTGGATATTATGTCTGATTATCTGGGTAATCTTGCAAATGAAAAAGATTGGGGAAGCACTTTTTCTAAGAACAAGAGCATTTTGAATTTAATAGACAGAAGTTCTCCGCTAGCTCTAACTCTGCTTCGGAATTCAGACCATTGGCCGTTAGTTCCAGGACCAAAAGCATTCATTGCTGTAGATGGTAGAGTGCAGGGAGACAATACTGGATGGGTAGCAACCGCATTTAGCAAAGTGCCAGTTTTTTCTAACATTGAGAAGACAAGCATCCAGATGGCAATCGTTGATTTAGAATCAAATAAGTTAGCTGAATTTATTTCGGTAACGCTGAATCCACCATACGCTAATCCCAATAATCCTTCAGAGTTAATTTATGCTGAACGTCCGACCGATGCTGGGAATATGCTTAAGGCAGCCGTTTCGAAATCTAGTGCTACAAACCAAGAGAGCTAATATGACGCTTTGGCATCTTTTTATTTACTAAAGCACTCCGCCAAACGGTGAGGTGCTATTTTTGTGCAACAAAAAGGCCCTCTGAGCGATTAACTGAGGGCCTAGCTACCGGTGTTTACTGAGGTGAAACAACGGTACCGAAAAAGAGTATAACACATGTAGCAATAAATCGGATTAAAAAAGCCCTCAGAGACCAGTCCAAGGGCCAAAAGAATGAAAAAACGGAATACTTGTGTGAGCAGCAGCGGTTGACTTGGAGGAGAAAGGCCACTGCTCACATATATATATTAGCACATTCCTTATAGAAGATACTAAAATAGCCCTCGGTTGGGGGCCGAGAGCCTAAAGAAAGGGTATTACAAAGGAGTGAAAATGAGTATCTGTTGGGAACAATTTAATTCTAACTCATCGAAATTTTTTAAGCAACAAAAAAGCTTTCGGGGCCTAATCCGAGGGCTTAAGAACTCGGGAAGTTCTTCATGAGAATGTGAGCAGCGTCATCAAACTGCTCACGGACATTATATTTTCGGAGGCGAGTAGATGCAGTGGACAGATGAACAAATCAGTGA